TTTTCCTGATCATCTTTGCGTTTCTGCTTACACTCTTCATCAATAACATTTTGAATTTCATCAATGATATTCTGAAACTTTTCTTTTTCAGTACCATTAACCAGAGTTTGTGCTTTCTTCAGTTTAATCTGAATGATCTTGCGGTTTGCATAATCATCATCCAAACCACTGTTAATCTCAAACTCAGCACAATCTACAGCACTCAACAACTCACTGATGGAGAGTTTTGTCGTCTCTACTTGATCATAACAGACTTCAATCTTGTTGAAATAGTTGATCATCTCGGGGAGAACTTTCTCCTCAAAATAATCATTACTGAACTCAAACCACTCTCCACTAGTCTGGAACTCTTTGTAGAGTTTGTGAAAATAACCCTCATGCATATAAGCATCTTTTCCTGCCTCAAATGTGCGGATCAGATGAACTGGAAGAGGGTTGCCAGTTTGAATATCTTTGATTCTCCTTTTAGGATTGTCACTGACACCAATTTTGATGTTTACCTTATCATAAATGCCTCGGATTTCGGCAAACATGACATAAACGTGGAGAGTAGTGGTTTTCATCAGTTAGCAGCAGTGAATTGGTTGAAGAGAATAGATTCTAAAGAATATGCTTCATTTTCTCTCTCTTCATCATCAAATTGTCCATTTTCGTTTTGAACAACATGAACCAATTCATGCATCAATGTGGTGATATAATCCTTTTCATTCAGATCATTGTGAATCTGAACAAATTGCTCATCACCATTAACTTCAGTGAATCCAAAGGCATTATCATCACTTAGGTTAGTGTGATAAACCTCAACGTCACTGTCAATCTGGTATTTGGTTGTAAAGAATTCAAACACACTTTGAGTGAGGTGAGTGTGTTGAGACTTGCCAGAGGTGAATAACATCAGTAGGAAACTGCGAAAGTGTTGTTAAGTTTGTCTTGAGTTACTGTCTCTTTGCCAGATAAGATGCTGAATTGATCATACAAAATCCAGGCATCTGCATCTTCTGAAATAACAGCAAAACCGAAACATCCTGCCATTGGCATCATGTAAAGACCATGCTTTTCTGCCTGTTTGAGTGATGAGAATCCTCGTGCAGTGATTGTCCAATCCTTACCGAAGTAAGCACAGATGAAGTCTCGCATGGGTTCCGTTCCTTTGACTCTTTAATAATACACGAAAACAGACCCAGATCAACCGATAGTGGACACTTCGCCCAACTGTCCACCAGTCAGGGCAAGGGATCTCAAGGTGATATAAACTGATTTTTCCATATTTTAATCTGAAATGGGCATCAGGTCATCCCCGACAACAAAACTATGGAAAAATCAATTTACTTATCCCACCAGTGTTTTGTATTGTCTGCGATCCACACAAAACCACAAAGTGCTGCGATCGGTATAACAATGTACCAGAATTCCATCACTAACCATGTTACAAATACAATGCAACCAAGTATAAACCATCCACCCATATCTGCTGCGGATGAGAGTGAAGAACCTCCACCAGAACTAACCTCATGTAGATTACGAACATGTTCAGCACCGTAGACTCTTCTAAGTTGAGAATCTGCACCATGGAAGGTGTTAGCCTCAACCTCTAAAGTCTGTTCTCCAACAGAAGAACCCAACCAGCAATCTGCTCTCCAAGTTGCCATCAATCAGTCCTCCCAATGTTCATAAGACCATTTGTTATTAGTGACAGAGTAGTAAACATCTTTGATGCCACATTCTCTGAGGTATGCTTCGCAAATTGGGCAAGGTCTTGCCATCCTAAGTTCACTTTGATTGCGACCTCCCAAACGTGCAACAATAATTTTATCCCCATCTTCTTTAGATTTAACTAAAGCAGATAATTCTGCATGAAGATAGATTTTTTGTGGTCGTCCCACTTTTCGTGCCCAATGTGCTTGAAGTGGATGAGTTTTCTTCTCATTATTAGTTGCACAGACAAGAACACGATTCTTTTTAAGTAGAATAGCACCAACCTTTTTCTTTGAAGGTGATGATTCTGCGACCTCAGTTGCAAGTTTGAAAAGATTTTCCATCAGCAGTCGTTTGACGAGATTTCTTCTTTAGAGTTCCAAAAGTCTTCCCAATCCTCTTCTGATGCATCTCTGACTGCATTCAATTTATCGAGTAGATTTGCACATTTTTTCTCATATCTTGCAAAATATTCATGACTATCACGAACCTCTGCAATAATATCATCAAATAATTCTTCCATTCCTGTTTCTTCGTCTGAAATGTAGTCGAAGATGGCAACATTTAGACGTTCACGACGTTGGTCAGAGTAAGACATTTGCTTGTAGTCCATAGGTGGTTGGATAGTAGGATAACACATTGTAATTTAGTACGAAAGTTCTTCGGAAAGATTACTCAAAGCATGGGATTTTTGATTTTGCTTCTTCTTCATACTTTTCAGCATAAACACCAGCAATCCACTCAGTTTCGAGTTGTGTTGGTTGCTCACCATACCCAATTTGTGGACCTAAATCGGATTTACGACCGATCCAGACACGTTGACGAGTTTGAAGATTTGATGCTTGTGATAGGATCATGGTTGTTTTCCTTTGACTCTTTAATAATACACGACTGAGAGGCATCTACAAGGGTCTGTGTGCCACTTGTTTCATCGTCCAGGTGTCTCCCACCGTTTTGGCATGTTAAAGTTGAACATCGAGAAGATTTCACGATCCACAAGTTTGATCACCATCCCAGAATCATCGGCAATGGTGAAACCTTCCTGCTTGATTTGCAGAGACCCAATGAAAGACTTGGGGCAGTTTGTGATCTTGAAACTATCCATCAGATCCTCTTTCATCTCAATGACAGTAAGATACAGACTTGCAAGTTTAGGACAATCAAACACCAATGTCAGCAATTCATGCGTCAATGCTTTTTGTTCTCGAATGAAAGCATTGATGATTTTCTTACAACAATCTGCGGTACGTTGATCCAGAAACTTAACCTCACTAATATCAATTTGTGGTGTTTTTGGTCCTCGCATCCAATCGACACAAGGTTGAACCCACTTTACCTTTTGATTATCAACAAAATGCTCTTTAAGTGGAGATGCTACAGCATTGCGAAGATCATCCTCTGCAAAGTATTCAGTATGAGGTGCAACAATAAACTTTTGTGTCACATACTCAGGGAATTCATAAGAGATGGTATTCTGAGTGAAAATACGTTCAGCACCCCAACCAAGAAAGTCACCTTGAAAGATTCTATCAGTGCGAGGGAGAAATTGATAAGCAAGATGAAGAATCTCTGCCATCTCACCATCATAAAAGAAGTCAATCTCTTCAGAAGAATGTGCAATACGGATCTTTTTCTTGTTGAAAACTGATTTGTTGCCAACGAAAAATGTACCAGTAGCAGGATCTTTGCCCCAAACAATAGCAATACCATCCATCTTCACACTGGCATGTGTAAAGTTGTAGAGTAGATCGATGGCAGAAAGATCACCAGTCAGGATGCAATCTTCTGGATGTTCTTGGTGCTTGTTTTGCATGGTTGTGTTTTTCATACTGTTAGTATGGCATGGAACGACAGGGAAATCAAGTGATAGTGGACACTTCAACCAACTGGCACACTCAAAACCCACTCAGCAGAGAATAAGTTAATCGGGTTCCCCAATTCATCATGATGAAAAATGAACCTACAAATATAAGTTTTTCTTTAGAAGTCAAGATAACCCTCGATTGCTTTGTTGATAGCATCAGACAGATATGATGGTGGTTGAACTACATCATACTCACCAAGATCGCACTCATAGTAGTCACCCAACTTCAGTTCAATCATGGCACCGTCAGCACCATCCTGATATAAAGATCTTGCTTTCTCATCTTCAACAATCACCAAACGACGTGCTGTAAGATCCATCACCATCATGTAGTCAAATGTTTTTATTTTCTTGAAATCTTCTACAGTTTTGGTCTCACTCAGAAAAGATTTGACTTTGAACTTTTTAGTTTCATGAACAGATGTTTTTCCTTTAAGTTTGGAAGAATATCCACCTTTGTGAAACAAATCCTTACCCATCTTCATTTCTACTTTCTCATCACCGAAGAGAAAATCATAACCAGTTTGATCAACACGGATCAGATCTGAGAACTTTGCGATTGCTTTCTCAACAGCAGTTGAACGGGCAAAGTTATCAGCATTGGAGGTGAATCCTTTATCACTGTAGAGAGAATCTACAACACCGAAGATTTTACCCCAGTCAGTTTTTGTTTCGAGAGAGTCAATCAGATGCATTGTTTTGTTGAGAAAAAGTTTTTTCTGTGATAGAGTGCATGTCACTCAGAATCTGTAACTCTTTAAGATGCCATGAAGAAAGATTTGTGATAGCATGATTCATACAGTGCTGAAGAACCTCTGCCCCATCATCATACTCACATAATTCGCAGAATGTGTCTGCAAACCACGTTTCGTAATCTTTCTTAACCTTATCTGGAGTTTTCATTTAAGCACCCTGATAATATGCATTACGATAGAGATAACCACCAGTCCATTCGCAACTATCTAACACAAACTCACGTTCTTGCATGACTAATAGATTGAAACGTACACCTTTTGCAGGTGCCTTGATTGATGCTGGTTTATACATTTCACCAGTCTTCTTATCAATGAAGGCATGAATTGAATCC